AAGAAAATGAATTAAATAAAGCAATTATCGCTGGCAAAGAAGAAGAATTTTTAATTGAAGATGCTATTAAAACTAAAGTTGAAGAGATGGGTTTGACAATGGAAACAATAAATAAAGGACAATTACAGAGAATTAGAGATGGTGTAATAATAAATAAAGATTTAAAAGAGCAAGCTACAAACGCTAAAAAAGTCCAAGATGCTTTTGAAAAAATTGCAACATCAGTTCAAGATGATATTAAAGAAGGAATTAAAGGTCTTATAAAAGGAACATCTACTCTCGCAGATATGCTTAATAAAGTTGCTGATAAGTTTTTAGATTTAGCTATAGATCAAGCTTTTGGATCTGTTGGGGGAGGAGGTATATTTGGATTTTTAGGTAATATATTTAAAGCTAATGGAGGGCCAGTTGCAGGTGGCAATCCTTATGTAGTAGGAGAGAAAGGGCCAGAACTATTCGTACCAAGATCTTCTGGAACGATTGTGCCAAATAATAAACTTGGAGGTGGCAGTAGTACCAGTGTTGTTGTTAATGTAGATGCGTCAGGCACTTCTGCTGAAGGAAATGAACCTGATGCCGCACAGTTAGGTCGATTAATTGGTGCTGCTGTTCAAGCAGAATTAATTAAAGAAAAACGACCTGGAGGTTTACTTACATAATGGCTACTTTTCCTAGTTATAACCCTATATTTCCTGGAACAAAATTAATTAATCCACAAACAAGAGTTGCTCGTTTTAATGATGGATATCAACACAGAATATCTTTTGGATTGAATCAAAATCCTCAGACATGGAATTTAACTTTTAATTTAGATGAAGAAGATACTTCAGAAGTAGAGACTTTTTTAAATGCAAGAGTTGATGATGCTGAATCATTTGATTGGTCTCCTCCTGATTCTGCTCTTACTTTTAAATGGATTGCTACTCCTTACAGTAAAGAACTATTTCAACCAGGTAGAAATATTATAAGAGTTACTTTTTTGCAAGTATTTGAACCCTAATGACAAGCCCTGTATCTGAGCTACAGAAAATAAACCCTAGTAATATTGTTGAGCTTTTTGAGCTTGAACTGGTTACTGCTATTCATGGTTCTAATACAAAATATTATTTCCACAATGGAACAAATACTAATGAAAACTCAGATGTAGTTTTTAACGGTAATTCCTATACAAGGATGCCGATAGAAGCTTCTGGTTTTGAATATACTTCTAAAAAATTACCTCGACCTCGATTAAAAATAAGTAATATTTTAGGAACATTTACAACTTTAATACTGACTGTACCTCAAGGTTTAGAAGGTTCTAAAGTTACTAGAATTAGAACTTTAAGAAGATATGTTGATAATATTAACTTTCTTCCTGGAAATATTTTATTAGAAGATGGTAATTTACTAACATTAGAAGATGGAAATTTTTTTACTTTAGAATCAGGTGAAAATCCTTTTGGCACGCCTGATCCTACAGCTACATTTGCTACTCAAATATTTTCAATAGATAGAAAAGTTGCAGAAAACAGAAATGGAGTAGAATTTGAATTAAGTGCTAAATTTGATCTGGATGGAGTGCGTTTACCTAAACGTCAAGTTTTACCAGCAGATTTCCCTGGTGTTGGATCGTTTTTTGCATAATGTGGCAAGATAAAGCATTAGAACACGCATTACAAGAAGAGCCAAGAGAATCTTGTGGTCTTTTAAGCATTAAAAAAGGAAAAGAAATATATTATCCCTGTAAAAATTTAGCTTTTGATCCTTCAGATCAGTTTATTATTGATGCTGATGATTGGGTAAAAGTTGAAGATGATGGTGGTGAAATAATTGCTGTTGTTCATAGTCATCCAGTTACCAGTGCAGAACCAAGCGAGGCAGATAGAGTGGCTTGTGAAAAATCAAATTTAAAATGGTGGATTGTACAACCACAGTTAAAAGATTGGAAGTATTGCGAACCATGTGGTTATAAAGCACCTTTAATTGGTAGAAGATGGGTATGGGGTCTTACTGATTGTTGGAGTTTATGTAGAGATTGGTATAAAGAAGAATTAGATATAGAACTAATGGATTGGGTGCGACCAAATAATCCAGAAGAATTTATTAATAATCCTATGTTTAATGATTGTTATGAAAAAACAGGTTTTCGTGAATTGTTACCAGAAGAAGATTTAGAAGTAGGAGATTTATTATTAATGTCAATAAGTAGTAGCGGTTTAAATCATATTGGTGTTTACTTAGGACAGCAAACAGTTTTGCATCATTTACAAAATAGATTATCAAGTCGTGATCTATTAGATGAATGGCTGCTAAAATGTACAGGTAAAAGGATTCGTTATGCTAAGAAAAATTAAGCTATACGGAGAACTAGCAAAGTTTTTAGGTCAAAAGACTTTTGAAGCTGAAGTTCATAATGCTGCACAAGCTATAAGGTTTTTAGTTGTTAATTTTCCACAATTAGAAGCACATATGGCAGATAGATATTACAAAGTATCAGTTGGTGATTGGGAAATAAAAAAAGAAGAAATACATTATCCAAATGGACAGGAAGATATAAAAATTGTTCCTATTGTTGGAGGAGAAGGCGGTAGAGGTGTTGGCAGATTTTTACTGGGTGCTGCTTTTATTGGAATAGGTATTGCATCTGGAGGAGCTACTTTGGGTGTTGGTGGTTTTACAGGTGTCGGATTTTTAGGTGGCGCAACTGCGGTTATTGGTAATATTGGTATAGCGTTAGCCTTAACAGGACTTTCTCAAATGCTTACGCCAGTAGAAGATATAAAAGAAGAAGAACAAGACCCCAGAAGATCGTTTAATTTTAGTGGCATACAAAATACGTCAAGGGCTGGTGTTCCTGTACCTGTAGTTTATGGACAAACTATGGTTGGTTCGATTGTGGTGTCAGCTAATATTGAAAACGAACAGGTAGAAGCATGAAGATTATTGGATCTGGTGGTGGTGGAAAAGGTGGAGGTGGTGGAGGTGGTACGCCACATGAAGCAAAAGATAATTTAGATTCTAAAAGTTTTGCTAGAGTTCTTGATCTTATAAGTGAAGGTGAAATTGGTGGGTTGGTAGATGGAGCAAAATCTATATTTTTTAATAACACACCATTACAAGCTACTGATGGATCTTTTAATTTTAAAGACGTTTCATTTGAAACTAGAACTGGAACGTCTAGTCAAACTTTAATTCCAATTACAAGGGGAGAAATAAGCGCACCAAAACAACCAACTGGTGCTGGAACTAATCTTGTACAATCAACTCCAAGAGTAATACAAGTTACTGATTCAGATGTTGATGCAGTTTCTCTTCAAATAACTGTTCCTTCCTTACAAAGAATGACTGATGAGGGAGATATTTTTGGTACTGACGTTGTAATATCTATAGAAGTTCAATACAGTGGAGCTAGTTATCAAACAGTTGTATCTGGTAATCAGGGAACAATATCTGGTAGAACTCCTGATCCATATGTAAGAGATTATCTTATAAATCTTAGTGGTGCTTTTCCTGTCAATATAAGAGTTTCAAGAATTACAGCAGATAGTGGTTCAAGTAAACTGTCAAATACTTTGCAATTTAATAGTTATGTTGAAATTAAATATGACCAGAGAACATATCCTAATTCAGCACTTGTTGGAATAAAAGTAGATGCCGAACAATTTTCATCAATACCATCTCGTAAATATTTAATAAAAGGTATAAAGGTAAAAATTCCACATAATGCAACTGTTAATAGTGATGGAAGTTTATCTTACACAGGAACTTTTAATGGAACGCTTGGGGCTGCTCAATATACAAACGATCCAGCTTGGTGTTTATATGACCTTATTACATCTTCTAGATACGGATTAGGCGCACACGTTACTGAAACTGAAATAGATAAATTTAGTTTTTATGCAGCTTCAGTTTATTGTGCAACACAAGTTGATGATGGCACAGGAACAGGATCTACTGAACCTCGTTTTTCTTGTAACGTAAATATAAATAATCAACAAGAAGCCTATAACGTAATAAACCAGATGTCATCGGTGTTTAGAGCTATGCCATATTATGAAGCTGGTAATTTAACTATTACACAAGACTCTCCCAAAGATGCAAGTTATTTATTTACACTTGCAAATGTATTAGAGCCTGGTTTTACTTATTCAAATGTCAGTCAAAAACAAAGACCTACAGTTGTAGTTGCAAAATATTTAGACTTAGATTTAAGAGATATAAATTATGTTGAAGAAATTGATACCGCAAACCAAGCAAGATATGGCACAGTTGTAAAAAATATCAATGCTTTTGCCTGTACATCAAGAGGTCAGGCTGCTCGATTAGCAAAATGGCTACTCTATATGAGCAATGTGGAACGTGAAGTTGTGACATTTAGTACTTCTATTGATGCTGGTGCTGTTGTAAGGCCAGGGCAAGTTATTGAAATAGCAGATCCAGTTCGTAGTGGAGAAAGAAGAGGTGGTCGTATAAAATCTGCTACAACTAATAGTGTGACAATAGATTCTTCATTTGCAGAAGTTGATAATAATAATAATGATGTTGATCTTGTTTTTAAAAGTGGCTCTACTTTAGGTTGTGTTTTACCTGATGGTACTGTAGAAACAGTAACAGTATCAGGATTAACTAATGGTGTGTTTAGTTTAGGGCAACATTTTTCGACTGCTCCTAATCCTAATAGTGTTTGGATCTATCAAACTTTTGAATTTTCAACTGGTATTGCCGCTAGTACTTGGAGGGTATTAGAGGTACAAGAACAAGACAGAACAAATTATGTTATTACTGCTAGTGAATATAATCTTGGAAAGTATGCACATATTGAAAGTGGTATTACTTTACCAGTAAGGGATGTAACTAATTTAGATATACCCCCTGCTGCACCATCAAATGTTAGTGCTGAAGAAGTTATTTATGAGAATACTGGAATTGCAAGGGTAAAAATTATTGTTAGTTGGACTAGCACTTCAGATACACATTATGTACGTTATAGATTAGAGAATGGAAATTATGTATCAACAACTGTTGATAATTCAAAAAGTTATGAAATTCTAGATACTATTGCTGGTAATTATCAAATTGAAGTTTATAGTGTTAGTTCTTCTGGTTTAAGATCTACAACCTTTAATACACCTCAAAGTCCATTTTTCGTAGCTGCTGGAAAAACTGCTCTTCCAACTAATGTAAGTGGTGTTAGTTTATTACCTATTGATGAATCAAGTGGAATTTTAAGTTGGAATCGTGCCACAGAGCTTGATGTGTTGCTAGGAGGAAAGACCCTCATCAGACATTCTTCTTTAACAACAGGTGCTCAATGGCAAGATGCACAGGAAATAGTAGTTGCTGCTGCTGGAAACCAAACACAAAAAATTGTTCCATTATTAGAGGGAACTTATTTAATTAAATTTGAGGATGATGGAGGAAGGCAATCTGATGCACCTGGTTCAAACGATTCAGATTGGAATAATACTAGAGTTACTACTAACCTCCCAGCCCCATCAGAAAGATTAATTGCATCAACTATTGATGAGCATACTGCAAACTTTACAGGTTCTAAAACTAATACAATTTACGATTCAGCGTTAGATGCTTTAAAACTTACAGTTACTAGCAATGCAACAGCAACATCAGGAGAATATGCTTTTGCAAACTCTGTAGATTTAACACAACCTTATGATGTAAATTTAAAAAAGGTATTAAAAGCAAATAGTTTTATTTTAAATAGCTTATGGGATACAAGAACCGATTTAATTGACAGTTGGGGATATATTGACGGAGTTGGAGGATCAACAGAAGCAACAAAATGTAATGCTGCTGTTTATGTAAGAGCAACAAATGACAATCCATCAGGATCTCCAACTTGGAGTGCCTATAAAGAATTTAGTAATGTGTTAATAACTGGAAGAGCTTTTGAATTTAAAGCAATATTAACAAGTAGTGACACAAACCAAAATATAGCCGTAACTCAATTAGGGGTTACACTAGAATTACAAGGAAGGACAGAATCTATTTCGACTCCAATTACTACTGGATCGTCACAATATACTGTTTCTTTTACAAATCCATTTAAACAAACACCAACTGTAGTAGTGACACCAACAACTCAACAAACAGGTGATTTCTTTGAACTTGCTAACATAAGTAGGACAGGATTTCAAGTTACATTTAAAAATGGTAATTCAGCAGTTGCAAGATCCTTTGTATGGGCTGCATCAGGTTTTGGTAAGGAGGTCACATAAATGAGTAATGCACATGATTTTGATATTGGAAATGCAGTAGGGGCAACTTTTAGAGCAGACTTAAATAATTGTCTTGGTGATATTCAATCATCTAATAGTGGAGGATCTGCTCCTTCTACTACTGTTGCTTATAAAATATGGGCTGATACTTCTGCTAATTTATTAAAAATAAGAAATTCTGCTAATAATGGTTGGTTAACTTTAGGTGATTTGACAGATGCAAATAATCTTGGACTTGCAACTAAAGCATCACCTACATTTTCTGGAACGGTAACTTCTGCTGGTGATCTTGTTTTAACTGGTACTGGTTCTTTACAATTACCATCTGGAACTACTGCTCAAAGACCAACTCCAGCTACAGGTGATATAAGATTTAATACTACCCTTACTCAATTTGAAGGTTATAACGGAGGTTCATGGGGAGAAATTGCTAATGGAGTATCAACAGGATCAGTTTTAACTTTTGCTTCAACTGTTGTTCCATCAGGTTATTTAGAATGTAATGGTGCTGCCGTTAGTAGATCAACCTATGCAAGCCTGTTTGGCATTATATCTACAATATGGGGATCAGGTGATGGTTCTTCAACCTTTAATGTTCCTGATTTGAGAGGACAATTTGTAAGAGGTTGGGATAATAGTGCTGGAGTTGACAGTGGAAGAGGTTTTGCTGATGCTCAATCAGATCAAAACAAAACTCACAATCACACCGCATCTGTTTCTGATCCAGGTCACAAACACACTACGTTAGGACATGGAACGGATGATGATGGTGGAAGTAGAGTTACTGGTAGTGGCGATGGCGGTTCAAGTTCAGGTAGTATGAATGATGCTACTACTGGTATTTCCGTTAGTATTGCTAGTGATGGTGGCTCTGAGGTTCGTGTAAAAAACAAAGCTCTTATGTATATTATTAAATTTTAAATTATGACAAATAAAAAGATAAGCGAATTAACTGCATTAACCGCACCAGCAACAACGGATGTGCTGCCAATTATTGATCAAAGTGGTACTGGTAGTGAAAAAAATAAAAAAATAACCTATGCTAATTTATTAAATAAAGCACCAAATGGCTCTGAAAGTGCTCCCTCATTTAGTTTTTTATCAGATCCAAACTCAGGAATAAGTGGAGGTTCTGATACTCTCACTCTCAGTACAAATGGATCAGGTCGTTTAGTTGCTAATGCCAGTGGTCTTATAACAATTCCAGGAACTTTAGCTGTCACTGGAACGTCTACGTTTTCTGATCATATTGATTTAGCTACTGGGAAAGTATTAAAGGTTAATGGAACTGAAGTACTATCTGCCACTGCATATACTGGAAACGCAGCTACTTCAACAGTTTTAGCTACAGCAAGAACTATTGGTGGTGTTAGTTTTGATGGTAGTGCCAATATTAATCTTCCTGGTGTTAATACCGCAGGTAATCAAAATACAACAGGATCAGCAGCTACCTTAACAACTGCAAGAAATATTGCTGGTGTAGCTTTTGATGGTTCTGCAAACATTTCTTTAAATAATAATGCGATTACAAATGGAGCAAGTTACGTTACTGCTTCAATAATTAATGCTTTAGATGCAAGTAATTTAAGTTCTGGAACGATACCAGATGCAAGATTTCCTGCTACTTTACCTGCTGTTAGTGGTGTTAATCTTACAAGTCTCAATGCTAGTAATTTAACCTCTGGAACGGTAGCGGCAGCAAGATTATCTACTGCAACGACCCAAAGTTCAGGAAACAATACTACCAAAATTGCTACTACTGCTTTTGTAAGTACAGCAGTTAGTAATCTTATTAATGGTGCTCCAGCAGCTTTAGATACGTTAAATGAGTTAGCAGCAGCGATGGCAGATGACGCTGCGTTTAGTACCACAGTTACAAATAATTTAGCTACTAAATTGAATTTGTCTGGAGGACAGTTAACAGGTAATCTTACTTTTTCTGGTAGTCAAACAGTAGACGGTAGAGATTTATCTGTTGATGGTACAAAGCTAGATGGTATTGAAGCTAATGCTATTAATGCTTCTAATACTGCAATTACAAATAAACTATTGCTTGCTGGTGGTACGCTAACTGGAAAAGTAATTCATAATTATACAACAAGTGTAAGAGTTCCAGTTGGTACAACAGCCCAAAGAGATGGCTCTCCTGCTCATGGAGATTTTAGATATAACTCAACATTAAATAAATTTGAAGGCTATGCCAACGGTGCATGGGGTGAGATTGGTGGAGGTGGTAGTGGTGCAACAGGAACAGCAGATTTATTAGATATTGCACAATCATCAAGTGGAAGTAGTGCAACATTTAATGGTTCTGAATCACGTTTTAAGTTAGTTACTAAAGGGACAAGCAATGCTGTAACTCCAGCAAATGCAGAGATTTTAAGAGTATCTATCAATGGTGTAATGCAACAACCTAATGATGGAACGGGACAAGGAGATATGACAGATGGATATGTTGTTAACGGTACAGATATTATTTTTGATGCTGCTCCTCCTAGTGGTGCTACATATTTCATTATTAATATGGGTACTACCATTGCGATAGGCAATGCGACAACAAATACTATTGCTGATGAAAGTTCTGATACTACTTGTTTTCCATTGTTTGCTACTGCTGCAACAGGAGATCTAGGATTAAAGTCAGGATCTAATCTTACATTTAATTCTGCAAATGGTACTTTAGCAGCAACTATATTTAGTGGTTCTGGAGCGAGTTTAACTTCTATACCAGCAGGTAATTTAACAGGCACAGTAGCGGATGCTAGGATTTCTACACTTACCGCATCTAAACTTAGTGGTGCGTTACCAGCTATATCAGGAGCATCTTTAACCAATCTTCCCACCCCAGCAGGAAAAGTAAGAAATTTAATAATCAACGGAGCTATGCAAGTGGCTCAACGTGGTACATCTAGTTCATCTTTTGATTTTGCTACTGTTGATAGATTTCGATTTATTAAAAGAGCACAAGTTGATAATTTAGTAATTACTCAATCACAGTCAACAGATTCACCTGATGAATTTGCTACTAGTTATATGGCTGATGTTACAACTGCGGAATCTGCTTTGGCTGCTGATGAGTATTTTATTATGTCATACAAAATAGAAGCTCAAGATTTACAACATATTAAAGGAAAACAATTAACCTTATCTTTTCATGTCAAAGCATATCAAACAGGGACTTATTCAGTTTCAATTTATCAACAAGATGGCAACAGATTAGTATCAGGCACTTATACGATTAATTCTAGTGCTACATGGGAAAAGAAAACAATTACTTTCCCTGTAAATTCTGGAACACAACCTGATAATAATAACGCACAAGGGTTTGAAATTTCTTGGATTCTTGCAGCAGGGTCAGACTTTACATCTTCTAACTCTACGTCTTGGACAAGTTATAGTGATGGCGGTTACGCTTATGGTCAAGGGGTAAATGTTATGAGTTCTACTGATAACTACTGGAAAATTACAGGAGTTCAATTAGAAGTAGGCAGCGTGGCAACAGATTTTGAGCATAGGTCATTCGGTCAGGAGCTTGCTTTATGTCAGAGGTATTATCAAAGAATTGCTGATTCTGCGACAGGTGGTAATTATATTGGAATAGGCTCTAATTACACATCATCACAAGCCTATACATTTATAAGATTTTTACGACAAATGAGAACAGCACCTTCTATAGATCAAGGTAATATAAGCAATAGTTTTATTTTGTATGATAGTGCTAATCTAAATGGTGTTAGTTTTGCTACTTTTGCAGGTTTTACAGGAGAAGCAGCACAAGGAACAGGGTTATATGTAAATGTTTCTTGTTCAGCAGGGAAAGCTAGTATATTCCAAGTAGTAAATGGTGGAGGAAATTACCTTGCTGCATCAGCGGAGCTTTAAACTTATGGCATATCCAACAAATCCAATTTACAAATTTATCACTGATCCATTATCAAAAAAAGTGAATGGTGTAAAAACAGAAATTTCTTCGCAGGTGAAACTTATACCTTTAAATGAAGAAAACACAGACTACCAAGAATACTTGGAATGGGCTAAAACTAATACAGCAGAGGAGGCTGACTAATGGGATTAACCAAAACACAATCAGGTGGACTTGATAATTCCGCAGATTTTAATATTAATGGCTTAACTGTAGGTAAAGGTGCAAACTCTGTTGCTGGTAACACTGTTGTTGGAGAAAGTGCTTTAGATGCTTCTGTTAGTGGTGATAATAACACTGCTCTTGGATTTCAAACCTTATCTGCAAATACATCTGGTAGTGGCAATACTGCTGTAGGTCGTAATAGTTTACCAGTAAACACAACAGGTTCTAACAATGTATCAGTTGGAAAAAATGCGTTAGAGGCTAATACCACAGCATCTAATAATACTGGTATTGGAGCTAACGCTTTATTTGCAAACACAACTGGAACACAGAATACAGCTGTAGGTGCAAATGCTTTAGATGCTAATACTACTGCAAGTAGCTGCACTGCTGTTGGTAAAGATGCATTATCAGCTAATACTACAGGTGCTAATAACTCAGCTTTTGGAGATCAAGCATTAGTAAGCAATACTACAGGAGATAGAAATGCTGCTTTTGGTAATGGTTCAATGGGAGCAAATACTACAGGGCAATATAACACTGGCTTTGGTCAAAACACTTTAGCACTAAACACAACTGCAAGTAACAACACTGCGGTAGGAAAAAGTGCTTTAGAGCAAAACACAACTGGAACACAGAACGTAGCAGTGGGTGCTAATGCTTTAGATGCTAATACGACAGCAACAGGTAATTCTGCTCTTGGTTATGCTTCTTTAGGTGCTAATACAACTGGTGCAAATCATACTGCTGTTGGTAATCATAGTTTAAATGCAAACACAACAGGAAATAACAATACTGCCCTAGGTCAAAATTCATTATTAGTAAACACAACTGGATCTCAAAACACTGCCGTAGGTGCTTTATCTCTAGATGCTAATACTACCGCATCGGATAACACTGCTGTAGGTTATGGTGCTTTATCAGCAAACACAACTGGCGATAGAAATACCGCCGTGGGTTTTCAATCTTTAGATGCTTGCACTACTGGAACTTATAATACTGCGATAGGACATGGTTCACTTGGGTCTTTAACAACAGGTCATAATAATGTGGCTATGGGAGAAATCTCTCTTGGAACTGCTACTACTGGCAATAACAATACAGCATTGGGAAGAGCAGCCTTAAGATATACTACTACCGCAAGTGATAATACTGCTGTTGGTATTGATGCTTTAGCAGCAAACACAACTGGAACTTTTAACGTAGCTGTAGGTTCTCAAGCCTTAGATGCAAATACTACTGCAACTTATAACACAGGTATTGGAAGAAGTGCTTTAGGATCAGTTACAACAGGTAGTAACAATACTGCTGTTGGTGGTGAAGCTTTAGATAGTCTAACTACTGGAAATAGTAATTCTGCATTTGGTGGTGAAGCTTTAGATGATTGCACTACAGGTAGTAGCAACACAGCAATAGGAGTTAATGCACTACAAAAAAATACAACCGCATCTAACAACACTGCTGTAGGTAGAGACGCATTAAAAGCAAACACAACTGGAACGAATAACGTAGCTATAGGAGATAGATGTTTAGATGCAAACACAACAGCTAACAATAATACAGCATTAGGACAACACGCATTAGGAGGAGTTACAACAGGTAGTTTTAATACTGCTATGGGTCAGGGTGCTTTATATAATAACACTGCTGGTAACAACACTGCTGTTGGTAATCATTGTTTACTATCAAACACAACTGGAACTCAACATGTAGCTATTGGTGCTAATGCGTTAGATGCGAATACGACAGGAAATTACAATACAGCCTTGGGATATGTTTCTTTAACTTCAAACACAACTGGAGAGTCAAACAATGCCGTAGGAAACAGTGCCTTATTATCAAACACAACTGGAACAAATAATAATGCTTTGGGGAGTGAGGCTGGTAGGACTCTAACAACTGGTGGTAATAACACTTTTATAGGAGAATCTGCTGGATACCATTTAAGCACAGGTTCAAATAATACGTTGTTAGGGCATGATGCTGGAAGTACATCTTCTCCATCAGGAAGATTAACAACTGAAAGTAATCAAATTTGTCTGGGGGATAATAGTGTTAGTGGTTTATTTTGTGCGGATACTTCAATATCCTCTTCAGACTCAAGAGATAAAACAGATGTTACTAACTTTAATATTGGTTTAGCATGGATTGAAGCATTAAGACCTGTTACTTACAGATGGGATAGAAGAACTTGGTACGGTACAGAAGCAGAACCATTCGGAACACCAGATGGATCTAAAAAAAGACAAAGACTTCATATTGGATTTTTAGCACAAGAAGCACTTGCTGTAGAAAAGGCAAATGGTTATGGTTCTTCTAATGATGATTCACTTCTTGTTAATCTTACTGATGATGGAATGTCTTATGGAATGAAATACGAAAGACTTGTACCAATTCTTGTTAATGCTATAAAAGAACTATCAGCAAAAGTCACAGCCCTCGAAGCAGGGTAAACTGTAAACAACTAAGTTTTTATTATGGAAGAAAAAACCGCAGATGAAATCGCAGCAATCTTTTCTGCTGCTGGTGATAGCGTAACTGTTATCGACACCGCTAAAACATCAGATGAAACTGATGATGAATACAAAGATAAGATGAAAAGAAATGTAGAGCATCTTGAAATTATCAAAGCTTACAAGAAGTTAGATGAAACTACTTCTATCTGGACATCAGAAAGTTTTACAGCTATAGATGCTGCTATTGTTAAAGGTAAAGCTGTTTATTCCTAATGACAAATCCACTAGATACACTTTTGAAGCAATACGAAGATCAACTTGTATTAATACAAAAACAAAAAGAAGAAGCTAAAAATGTTTTTGATATTGCTTGTAAAAATGAAGACAGGTATCAAGGTGCAATATTAGGTGTTAAAGATGCCCAGGCGCAATTATTATCAACAGAAAATCAAAAAGAAGAAATTAAACCTTCTGACGCTAAAAAAGCTAAAGGCTAATTTGTTTTTTCTTGCATTTGCCTAGTCATTAAGCCCATAGTGACGTAAAGAGGTGATAGGGCTACAATTAAAAGCAGAACAACTATGCTCATCATTGAGCAAGCTCGTATTACTGAATCTTTAATCATGTTTCAAAAAATAGCAAATGTTCTTAGCATTGTTTCTTTTCTTATGGTAACTTCTGTTATCGGTGGAGGATACTTTGGTTATAAGTATGTAACGTCAGAACAATTTAAAGCCAAGATAATGAATGAAGTTCTTGGTAATGTGCAAGGACTTATGCCTAAGATATTGGATCAAGGCTTACCCGATATGACAGGCCCATCTTTACCTACAACAAAACTCCCTAAGTTTTAATGAACTGTTATTGGTGCGGTACAGAATTAATAATAGGTGGTGACATTGATATTGAAGATGGGATGAATGGTTATCCCGAATTTTCAATAATGACTAACTTATCCTGTCCTAAATGTTTTTCGGAAGTAGAGATACTAAAGAAAAGAGATGCCTTCGATTGATATTCCTGATATTTCTATTCCAGAAATAAAGATCAACGTACCACAATATAGTCCATATAAAGTATTAAACGTACCACCGCCATCTATAAAATTACCTGGATGTGTGAAATATCATAGGGATGCAAGTCCTAAAAATACTGCGTTATATAATGACGATCCAACAGGTACAACTATTTCCTGTCCGTATGGTTCTATGCCTACATTTGAACCTATGTTATATGACAGAAGAAAGATCGAGATTGTTGAAAACAAAGAACAGGAAAAGAGAGTGGAGAATAATGAAGTGCCTACACAAGAAGAAGTAAAACCAGATATACCGAAGGAAAAGAAAGAGGTAAAAGTAGTTCCCTGCCCTGGGCCAAAAGATCAAAGAGTAGGAGATTTTCGTAACAGTTCACGATTGGAACGTGTCATCGGCCATGAAAAAAGCGAAGATGGGACTAGATGTATAACTATCTATGAAGACGTACCATTCAAGGATCAGTACATTCCAGAGATTTCTACTATTGTATCTACTGCTGTTATTGGCTTGGTCGCTGCCAGTAGTCCACTACTTCTTAATGTCATCAAACCGCTAGTAAAAAATATCGTTAAAAAGCTGACAAAGAAGAAAGATAAGGTAGAATAATGTATAAGCGGTAAGCCCAGCATCATGTTATTAAGTTAGCCTCTGCTCTGTTGGATAGACTT